TAACATGAGAAATATTATCATGGGTGCTGGAGCTTTCTTGATACTCCGTGGTGCAATAAAAGAAGCAGCAGCCTTTGAGAAGGAATTATCAAAGGTTGCCACTTTGGTAGATAATACTGACCAAGTTTTTGGGGAGTTTGCTACAAGTATCAAAGAAATGTCGTTAGAGTTTGGACAATCAAAGGAGACCCTGACGAAAGGTTTGTTTGATATCATCTCAGCAACAATAGATGCAGCAGATGCTATGGATGTGTTGAGGGCAGCCACAAAATTATCTGTAGCAGGTTTTACTGAAGCAGGCGTTGCTACATCAGCAGTTATAACAATGATGCAAGGTTACAGTGATGAATTAAGAGATGCTGATGATGCTTCTGACTTACTTTTTGCAACTATGAAAAGAGGTCGTTTAACAGTAGAGGATGTGGCTTCTAATATTGGTGTTGTAGCTTCTGTGGCAAAGGGTGCTGGAGTGTCAGTCGAAGATTTATCTGCATCTTTCTCATCTGTAAGTAGGTCGGGTGTGGGAGCACAAAAAACAGTTATACAGTTGATGTCTTTCTTTAATATGTTTGCAAAATCTAATGATGATGCAAAGGAGGCAGCAGCAAAGCTAGGGTTGGAGATGAAAACCTCTGCAATAGCGGGTGGGAAACTTATCCCCTGGATATTGAAAGCGAAAAAGGGATTAGACGAAATGACTTCTTCTATGAAGTCAAATACAATTAAAGCTATGATGCCTAATCGTAGAGCACAACAAGCCTTTATTACTTTACTACTACAGGGGGAGAAGACTTTAGATGACTATGCTCAAGCATTAAATAGGGTGGGTTTGACTCAAGCAGCATTAGAAAAACAATATGGTAAAGCATGGTTTCAATTCCTAAGATTTCACGAAGCTATTAAAGCATTGAAAGAAGCTCTAGGTGAAGGGTTGCTACCATTCATGACTGAAGCAACTGACAATATAGCAGACTTTATAGCTGAAGCCCAAAAGAGCAGATAGCGTTAGGTATGTTTGAACTAGCGAAAGGAATAAAACTTGTATTTGATATTATAAATGCTCCAAGCGATGCGGGAGCGTGGGTAAACAAGAAGACTAAGAAACTCTGGAGAGAATATATAACGAATGCGGGAGACCCTGATAGATTTGCAAAAGACTTTGACTTTGAAACTAAAAACATAGGTTTAGGGGGGAGAGCGAAATCACCTAGTGGTATGCAACAGCTAAATATTGGCAAGATAGAAGGCACAGATATGGAGCAGTGGGCGGAAGACTACGACTTGGGTATAGAGAAGGTAGTAGAGTCGATGGAGGAGTTAAAGGAGAAAGCGAAGGAATTAACTAAAGAAGTCAGGACTCCATTTGAGGTGATGGAAGATAGTTATGGCGAACTTGTTGAAATGATGAACAAAGAAGTCATAGATGAAGAGACTTTTAGGAGAGCGAATGAAGTATTAGTTAGTAATTATAAGCAAGCTCTGAAAGCAAAAGAAAATCTAAATAAAGAATTCAAAAATAAATTGAAGGCTTTTAATTTAGACAGAATAAAATTAACTGAGTCAGCTTCAGAAATCCAGATAGCACAATTTGAAAAAGAAGCTCAGAAGTATGATGAATTAGTTGCTAGAGGTAAAATTAGTGCAGAGGAATTGAAACAGTTTAAAATTGATTCTATAAATAAAATAAAATTACAACATAATAGAGCTTATCAAACTATGCAATCCAGTATCATGTCTTGGGGAGATGAGTTTGGTAATACTTTGACTGATATGGTTATGGGAGCGGAAGTAAGTTTTTCAGATATCCTTAACTCTTTCACCAGAATGATTGCTGATATGGCTGTTAAAATCACAATCATTCAACCGATGATGCAAGCGTTATTTGGACAAGCAGCAGGAGGGTCAGGTTCAGGGTGGGTTGGACAAATTGCTTCAGCACTTGGAACAGCAGTTGGAGGGTGGGTTGGAGGTATGAGTTATGGTTCAACGGCTGCTGGTTTAGAATCTTCAATAACAAGTACTGGTGTCATAACACCTCAGATGTCATCTACTGGGTTATTTACAGCACCTGGTCTTGCAGAAGGAGGAATAGCTACTAGACCAACAGCAGGGATATTCGGTGAAGCGGGGGCGGAGGCATTAATACCACTTGATAGAATGAGTCAGGTTATGGGAAGTATGGGAGGGGGTGGGAGTAATGTGGAAATAAATATTATTGGTGCTCCAGAAGGAACAAGAGTTGAAGAATCAGAAAGCGAACAGGGAGGGAGAAGTATAGATGTAATTCTTGATGAGAAAATGTCACAACAGGTAAAGCCAGGGAGTAAATTTAATAATCAAATGCTCAGTCAATTTCGTGATATGCAACAAAGCACGATAAGGAGATAAATTAATGCCAGCGTACCCAGCATCATTACCACAATATCCGATAGATGGAGGTTTTAAAGATGAAAGACAACAGGCTTTTATTAAGTCACAAATGGACTCAGGTGCTCCAAAGAAGAGGAAAGTTTTTACAGCAGCGATAAGGAATTGGCAATGGTCTACCACTTTAACTGGAACACAAAGAGCGACCTTTGATACTTTTTATATTACAACTATAAACGAAGGAACAGATTCATTTACAATACCAGACCCTGTTGATGGAGAAACAGTTACAGTACGATTTACAAAACCACCTTCATGGTCTGTAATCAGGGGGATAGGCGATGCCTCTACTTCTAACAGGTATTGGAGAGCAACTTTTAACTTGGAGATATTACCGTAATGGCAACTACAAATGCCTTTAAGGAGGCAGCATATTCACAGGAAACAAGTGATGTTTTTCTTGTCTTATTGACGATAGACCACGATGATATTGACCCAGCTATAAGAGTGGTGAACAACAATGAGGCTGTGACATCAAATGGTAATTTGTTTTCACCGTTTCCTTTTGATATATCTTTACCAGACGCTAGGGTGGGAGCAGCACCTTTAGCAAGACTGACAATAGATAATGTGAGTCGGGAGATAGCAGAAGGTTTGAGAGCTATAACTACACCAGCAACAATACAGATAGAAATTATAAGAGCAGCAGCACCCGATACGATTGAATTAACATGGTCTTTATTTTTACTGAAGAATGTGAGGTGGGATATGTTTACAATATCAGGAGATTTGATTACTGAGGAACTTGGGATTGAGCCATTCCCTATCGCACAATTTTCTCCTGCTAATTTTGCAGGATTATTCCAGATATGAATATTACTCAATTTTGTAAAAAAGCTATTGGAGTTCCATTTATTCCTCATGGCAGAGTGTGGGAGGGATGGGATTGTTGGGGATTATTATGCATAGCCTACAAGGAACTCTTTGATGTTGAGTTACCACACTATAAGAATGACCATGATGTAGTCAAACACAGGGATGCGATAGCAAGATTATATAAAGAGCAAAAAGAAGAAGAATGGGAACAAGTAGAAGAAGCTCAGATGGGAGATGCTCTATTGATATATATGTATGGGAGAGCCTGTCATGTGGGTTTAGTGGTTGACAAGGAGAAGTTTCTCCATGTGGAGCATGGTATTAATACCTGTCTACAAAAAATGAAAGATTTTAGGATAGAGGGAATTTATAGATATGTCGGAAAATGAATTAATGGTTTTGGAGAAGAAAGAAGGAGCAACAGTCGTAGCTTGTCCACATCCTTTTAAGGTGGAGAGGATGAACTTTGTTGCCATACAGGGAAATTCTGTTCAACAGATATTAGAAAGCGTACAACCAGACCCTGTTCTCCGTACCTATGCCTGTATATTAATCAACGACAGCGTTATCCCTCAAAGTGAGTGGGGTAATGTATATCCGTTTGAAAAAGATATTGTGACCATTCGCACACTCCCTGCAGGTGGCGGAGGTGGAGGTGGTGGAGGTGGTAAGAATGTATTAAAAACAGTTTTGATGATAGTCGTAATTGTCGCAGCAGCAGCTATCTCTGGAGGAGCTTTGGGGCCAGCAGGTCTAGGTTGGCTCGGCTCAGGTTTTGCGGCAGGTACGATAGGGGCATCTGTGACTGGTGCGTTAGTAGGTGCAGTAGGTATGTTAGCTATCAATGCTCTCATACCACCTAAAGCTCCCACAGCACCAGGGATGCCAACTCTTTCTGGAGCAGGTGGTGGTCTAAGAGAGAGTCCATCTTTGTTCATGGAAGGAGCAAGAAATACAACACGATATTTTGGAGCTATCCCTTTTGTTTTAGGAACTCACAAGCATGTTCCACCATTAGGGAGTCAAACATATACTGAAATAGTAGGTAATGAACACTACATGAGGATGATGATGGTATGGGGATATGGGAGATTGAAGATAGAAGATGTGAAAATTGGTAACACTTCTATTCAGAATTTCGATGGGATAGATATTGAAACGGTGGAGGGAGTTGCAGGAGACCCTGATTTAACCTTGTTTCCAGATACAGTTTCACAGGAGAACTTCTCTGTATTACTTAAACAGGCAGATGGTTGGACTACAAAGACATCAGCAGAGGGAGTGAATGAGATAAGTGTTGATGTTATATATGGTAGAGGGTTGGTCACTTTTGATGATAGTGGTAATAGAAACAATAGAACAAATGTTTTTGAAATGCAATACAGGGAGACAGATACAGCAGGGGATTGGTTAAATCCAAATCTATCTGCTTCAGGGGCATCTAACAATAATGCAGTTGTGACAATAGATACAGAGTCAACACAAACCAGAACAGTAGTGACGAAGAAAACAAAGAGAAGGGGGGGATATAGAAATGTTTACTCAACTGAAAGCTATACACAAACACTTTCAGTCCACGACCCAGTTACAGACACAGGTTCAGAGCAAGTTATTACTTCTGGTATTAAATCATTCAGTTCTCCAGGGATTATTACGGCAACTGTGGCAGGGGGAGGGAGTGTTATAGATGCTGTCCAAATTGTGATAGTGGGAACTAATACAAGTGATGGAGCTCAAAATGAAACTCTCCCAGCCTTTACTGACGATACACCAGGGACTGTGAAAGGGAGTCTTGTTTTTAAGACAGTAACCTCTATCACATACCCAGCTCAAAGTGGTAGTGGTGGTGTTCTTTCCA